CGCCGCGGTGAAGCGGAGTAACAAGGGTCGATGTGGTGGCTGATTCAGGCTGGTGAAAGTGAACCGGTGTCACCGGTACCGAAAGTGACAGCGCAAATGCTGACTGAGGCGATTGAACAACATGGCCCACAAACGGCGGATGAGCTGGCACTGATGTTCGGGATTACCTCCCGCCGGGCGAATTCATCGCTGGCCATGGTAATCAGCAAAGGGCGTCTGATTCGCGTGAATCAGGGCGGTAAATTTCGTTACTGCATACCGGGCGCTGATTTACCGGCAGAGCCGGAAGCTGCATCCGTAGCGGAAACCGATGGTAAAGCCTTTCCTCAGCCAGCAGGTGTTGCGTTACCAGTTCGGGAAGCAGAAACACAGGAAGAAATAAAAACGGAAAGTGTGGCGGTCACAGTGCAGTCACAGCCGTCGTTCACCAGAAAACATCCGGATGGTCTGATTTTACCATCGCTGCATGTGGCTAACCGCGAGCTGCGCCGGGCAAAAGGTCAGGTTCAGAAGTGGGAGTGAGTCTGCGCCGCGCTGCGGGAGCTGAACAAGCACCGGGATATTGTTCGACAGATTACTGATTCTTCCCGCCGTGTTGTATCGGAAAAGTGATTGCCGGAGGCGCTTATGGCAAAAGAATTTACACCAGAAGAGCGGGAAGAAGTGAAGGCGCGCATTGTGGAATTCGTGCGCCTGAGCGGACGAGAAACTTTTCGACAACTGGCAGATAAAACGGGTGTCAGTAAGACCGCTATTCGTCGTTTATCTGGTGCGCTTGCGGCCAGTGGTGATGTCTGGCTCTCTGGTTGCGGGGTATTTCCATCAGAGCAGGCGTATCGCGTATGGCGTAAGACACCGGAGAAGGCTGCTGACCCGACACTGATTCGAAAGTTACCTGACGGAGAAATACGTCGTTACAACAGACGGCAGAACATAATTTGTCGTGAGTGCCGCCAGAGCGAAGTTATGCAGCGTGTGCTGGCGTTCTATCGGGGAAACTTTCAGGAGGTGATGGAGTGAGGGTGAGAGTTTATATTGCCGGTCCAATGACGGGATATGAAAATTTCAACCGTGAGGCGTTTCACAAGGCGGAAGAGGAACTGAAACGGGAAGGGCATACCGTCTTAACTCCGGCAGTACTTCCGGACGGGCTGACACAGCCGCACTACATGGATATTTGCATGGCAATGATTCGTTGTGTGGATGCGATTTACATGCTGAATGGCTGGCAGCGGTCAGCGGGCGCTAAGGCAGAGCTGGCACTGGCGGAGAAACTGGGGCATGCGGTGATTTATCAGGAGGTGGCTCGATGAGAGAGGTTAACTATGAGGCGCTTCGTGAGGCAGCACAAAACTATCAGTCGACGCTGGCGTGGTATCAGGCTACCCCGGACAGCCCAAATGCTGAACGGGATTGTGATGCGGCTCTTGCTGCGTTTAAGCGTCATATCCGTCATCGGGAAGCGGATATTATCGCTGGTTTGCTGGATGGACTGGAAGAAGCAAAATCACAACTCAACGAGCAGCGTGAGTATTACGAAGGCGTTATCTCTGATGGGAGCAAGCGTATTGCTGAACTGGATGCGCGGGAAGTTCAATTACCGACTCGCTACGACCTTCGATATGGACACCCGATAAATGCAGATGAGCGACATGTCATGATACCTAAAGAAAATGGCAGTTGGCTTTACCTGATTGACCTAGAACACGCATTACGCGTCGCTGGCATTCGCATCAAAGGAGAGGAGCATGGAAATAAAACCAGAGGATGAGTTAAGCAATATCGTTTTATTTCCGGTAAAAGAGGATGACCCTCGTAATCAGGTTAATTTTCTTTATGAGCCATCGGAAAGACCATATTGTCATCACGCCTCTGTTCGGGTTGACGAAAAAGAGCGCCAGGTCCGCTGTAAAATCTGCGGTGCGGTTGTGGAGCCGTTTGACTGGATGCTCTCTGTGGCGAAAAGAGAAACCAGACTGGCAGATGATGTAAGGCTATTGCGCCAGGAGGAACAGGAAAGGCGGAAAAATATAGAAAAGTTAATTCAGATTGAACGTAACGCGAAAGCGCGGATACGCAGGGCGACAAAATCCAGAACTGAATAAATAAATTTAGCGCTGTAAATAAAATCTAATCCTGAACTGGAGGTATATTTATGTTAAATACACAGAAAGCCATTAATGCGGAAAAATATAACGAGTGGGCAAGAAAATTCTCTGAGCAGATTTTTAAAATTACTGGCGATGAGAATGCGGCAAAAAATGAATTAGAACCGTGGACACCTGAAGGAAACGCACCAAATTATTGCTGGTGGGAGGTTGATCCGGTTGATGTTGCAAATGAAGCCATGAGTTACCACAACGATTAATGTCAGGAGGCCGCCCGAAAGGGCGGTAGTTAAATGCGAAAGTTTAAAATAATTATTGAAACGGGAATAGCCGGTGGAGATTTCGAGGATGAATTCGAAGTGGATGATGATGCGACGCCTGATGAAATACATGACGAAGCAAAAGATATTTTCTTTAACTACTGCAATTATTCATATCACGAAATAAAAGACGAAGAGGAAGAACAAAATGGCTGATTTTGGTTCAACTAAATACAGCGTCAGTTTTGAAGAATGGCATGAACTGTTAATGGAATATGCAGAGTTACGTGGTGGCAGTGCTGCTGATGCTGAAGCATGGCGTGATGATTATGAAGCAGGAAAAAATCCGGTCGAAGCATATTGTGATGAGTGGGGCGATGAATGAGCGAGATTGACTATCAGGCGCTGCGTGAAGCAGCAGAGAAAGCAACTAAAGGATGCTACATCGTAGGGCATACATCGGGCAATCAGCATGGGAATATAACAGGAGTTTTTGTTTGTCAAAAATGGAAAGGAGAGCCCGGTGGCGTAATTGCAGAATGTCATGTTAACTGCCTGGTTGAAACAGATGTTCAGGCTTATGCAAACGCTGAATTTATTGCTGCTTTTAATCCAAATGTTGCGCTGGCACTACTGGATGAACGGGAAGCCCAAAACAAACGAATTGCAGAGCTGAAAGCTAATCTTGTGGCGCTGGCGGCGGAGAATGCGGTAATAAAGTCTGCAATTCCAGAACCACGGGATATTGAGGACGACAATGACAATATGGATGACGTATCTCTTGCTGAAGATTTCGGGTTCAATCATGCAATAGAACGGATGAGGAGACGGATTCCTGAAACTCCGGCCACCGACGCTTTCCTGGCTGAAGTACGGGCGGGGTTGTTTAACGAGCTTTGCGCGGCGTTTGTCAGGTACGAAAAAGTTGCAGGACTGGATGATAGCGATACAGTAACGCTTAAGGAAGCGACAGAAGCATTGCTGGATTGTGCGGAACAGCTTATCGCGCCTGAATAATTAAATTTAGTTAAAAATTTAATCCTTAACCGGAGGGATTTCTGCACCCTCAAAACATCAGGAGGCCGCCTGAAAGGGCGGTAAGAAATGACTACATTATTCAGAAAAGAATATCCGAGAAAAAGTAGAGCGACAGAATTTTTGTTTCTCATTATATTTATCGTGTTGATGATACCGATACCCCCGCTATTACTGGTCTGGTTTATCGTGAAAATAATTGAGCCAGTTATTGAATTGTATAACGACGTGGTGTGGGCGTCGTTCAGCACACTGCACAATAAAATTAATCCGTATAAGGAAAGCTGATATGGCACTGACGAAAAAACAACGTGCAGAGCTGCGCATGAAGTTCGGCGGTCGCTGTGCTTATTGCGGCTGCGAACTTGGCGAAAAGTGGCATGCAGACCATGTAAAACCGGTCATTCGTTTTGATGGAAATATGCTTCACCAGGAACGTGACGATATATCCAACATGGTTCCGGCATGCCACCCATGCAATCTGCACAAGCATTGCAGTAGTCTGGAAGATTATCGGCGAATTATCAGTGATGGTCGTCGTGAATTCCTTGCGTCCGGGAAAGGCAAAGCGCTGGTTCGTATGGGATTGGTTGAAATGAAATCTGACCCAGTTGTGTTCTGGTTTGAAAAATATCAAGAAGGGGCTACGGCATGACGACTTTTACCAGAGAGCAGTTAATAGCTCACGCAGAGGAGACTATTGAAACACAGAGACTGTGCATACCGGGCACAATCGACCATGACATCATCCGCACATATAAGATGGATATTGCTGTTCTGGAAATCGCACTGGTATCGCTGGCAGCAGAGCCAGCCGGTAAATTGCATGAATACAAACCAGTGGGATATCAGCGTCTGGTCGATGAGTTAACCATGCTGGTAAAGCAGTTAACCTGGCAACTGAGGAAAGCGAAGCCAGACTGCAAATTACCGGATAAGGCGATGAGTTATCTGGAGCGGAACGGACTGATAAGCGTGGAGGATATTTTACGATGACCTGGCCTGAAGCATTCACAACGGTAGGAATTGCGATGGCGGTGGCGCTGGTGGTGTATTCGATTTGCCGCTGGGGATAAATCGCCGAAAAAAGATCCCGACATAAACATGAGCCGGGATCTTTGATTTATATAGCCTACGAATCCGCCAGTAAGAGAGGGGGCGGACGGTTAATTCTAACACCGGAATGATGTGGGTAAAAGTTTATAAGAAATCGGTTTCATAACTTTGCCCACCATGATAGATACCGACAATAAAGACTTTTCTGCTATCAACGGCAAAAGCAATAATCGTTCTGTGGCGGAAATGAGTTACCCGCATCCCCTGGCGAATATCATCGCGTTTATTGCCCCGATGCGGGAATGTAGAAAACCCATCAAGATAATCAAGAAGCGCATTGGCATAATTGTCAGCAATGACGTTCCCTGCTTTCTCCGTTATATACCTGTGCAGGTTGATTATTTGTTGTTCGGCCTCAGGAGTAATGATGACTTCATATGTCATGCAGATTACTTCCCGGATCGAATCGCGGCGCGAACCTGTGAAATGGAGCGTCCGTTGTTTGGATTTTCGCGGATAGAATCAAGAGAGGGGGCGGCTGAATGCGTTAACCACGCTTCGATTGCTTTATCGCGCTCATTCAGTGCGCGAAGCCCTTCACGAATGACCTCGCTTTCTGAAGCATAGGCACCGGAAGCCACACGGGCGCGCACCATGTCAGCCATTTCGTTAGTTAATGTAATGCTGAATTGTTGGGTTGTACGCATGGTAAACCTCACGGAGTAGGATAGAACACCATTCGATGATAGCACGTTGCCTGTTGACGACAACAGAAATCAGAGACAATATTGCCGCACGCCAGCTTGAACAACTGGCACCTGCTGCGCCAGCAGAGAAAACCGATGGCGCACAATACCAAACATCACAATTCTGATATCGCCCCTGCCAGCAGGCAAGGGCGGTGTTCTCACACATTCAAATATGACTGGTATCAGCACGATCCCTGCACTGAAGAACAGGCCGAATGGCTGATTCATAACTACCGCAGACGTGGGTATGAGTTTAAGAAAGCCCTTAGCCTCGACTACCGTCACTGGATAATCTACGTCAGGCTCCTTTATTCCGAACGCCCGCCGCGTCCGTCCCGCACATTCCAGCAACGCATCTGGAGGTAACGTGCGGGTATTACTTCGACCTGTTCTGGTACCGGAACTCGGGCTGGTGATCGTTAAGCCGGGTCGTGAATCCATGCCGGTATTCCACAATACCCGGGTACTGGTGGAGCCGGAACCGAAAAGCATGCGTAATCTGCCGTCCGGGGTTGTTCCTGCCGTTCGCCAGCCGCTAGTGGAAGACAAAACATTGCTGCCGTTTTTCAGTAACGCACGGGTGATTCGTGCTGCTGGTGGTGCTGGTGCATTGTCTGACTGGCTGTTGCGCCATATTAAATCCTGCCAGTGGCCACACGGCGATTATCATCACAGCGAAACCGTCATTCACCGTTATGGTACCGGCGCAATGGTGTTGTGCTGGCACTGCGACAACCAGCTGCGCGACCAGACATCCGAATCACTCGGGCAGCTTGCTCAACAAAATCTGACAGCCTGGATGATTGACGTCATACGTCACGCAATAAGTGGTGCACAGGAACGGGAATTATCTCTGGCTGAATTATCCTGGTGGGCGGTCCGCAATCAGGTGGCGGACGCGCTACCGGAAGCGGTATTACGTCGTTCGCTGGGGTTGCGTGCGGAAAAAATCCGCTCAATGTACCGTGAAAGCGACATCGTACCGGGAGAGCAGACCGCCACCAGCATACTGAAGCAGCGCACAAAAAATCTTGCGCCGCTGCCTCACGCTCACCAGCAAAAACCGCCACAGGAAAAGACGGTGGTCAGCATTGCCGTTGATCCTGAGTCTCCGGAATCTTTCATGAAACGACCTAAACGTCGCCGCTGGGTTAACGAGAAATACACGCACTGGGTGAAGACACAGCCGTGTGCGTGTTGTGGTAAGCCTGCTGACGATCCGCATCACCTGATTGGTCATGGTCAGGGGGGAATGGGGACAAAATCTCACGATATTTTCACGCTACCGCTGTGTCGGGAGCATCACAACGAGCTTCATGCGGATCCGCTGGCGTTCGAAGAAAAGCATGGTTCTCAGGTTGATTTAATTTTTCGTTTTCTTGATCACGCCTTTGCAACTGGCGTGCTTGGGTAAAAGAGGTGACTGATGCTCATAGATTTGGTTTTACCTTACCCGCCGACGGTGAACACTTACTGGCGACGCCGTGGCAGCACATATTTTATCTCGGAGGAGGGAAAGCGTTATCGCCGGGCTGTGGCGCTTATTGTTCGCCAGCAGCGGCTGAAATTAAGCCTGTCCGGAAGGCTGGCGATAAAGGTGATTGCAGAGCCACCGGATAAGCGCCGCCGTGACCTGGACAACATTCTGAAAGCACCGCTGGATGCGCTGACGCATGCGGAAGTGCTCATTGATGACGAGCAGTTTGATGAAATCAATATTGTGCGCGGTCAGCCAGTATCTGGTGGACGGCTGGGTGTGAAGATTTACAAAATTGAGAGTGAGTGAGCGTAAATATGATATATCCGGAAATTACAGGCAAAAGCGGCGAACATTTACGCCTGAACACGCTGGAAGCAGTCTGGATCCAGGGGAAATTACGGATGTGGGGGCGGTGGTCGTATATCGGTGGGGGTAAATCCGGAAATATGTTTAACCGGTTACTGGTTTCGAAAAAGCTGACGAAAACAGCAGTTAATGAGGTTTTACGCAGCATGAAGAAATCCGGGCTGGAAAAACCGGAACTTGAGGCATTTTTTCGGGATATGACCAGAGGGAAGCAGAAGAGCTGGTTGTCACATTGTACAGACACAGAGGCGTTGATTATTGATCGCGTTATCAGTGAGGTGCTTGGGGAATATCCCGGGCTAATCAATATTCTCCGGCAAAGGTACGAAGGACGGGGAATGAGTAAGAGAAAAATGGCAGAATGTTTAAATCGTACTCACCCGGAATGGTGTTTCAGCACATGTGAGAAACGTATTGCAGGTTGGTTAGCCGTGGCTGAACACATGCTTTATGTACCTATGCACGATTCATTTCGATAAAAAAAGCTTGCTTTTTTACGCAGAAACAGCTTGAATTCCTGTAAGCTTCGCAAAGCTGTATCGCGAGGCGAAATGCAAGTTTTTTCGCACAAGGAAGCCACCGGAAGGTGGTTTTTTGTGTCCGTAATATACAGCAGCGCAATAAATTCGCTGGTGGTTATTAATACCGTTCTTTCAGCTTGCTGGCTTTTTCGACAAGAGTTATTGGTGTGTCACGTTAACCGAAAAAGGGAAAAAGACATGCTGAAACAGCAGGATATGACCGAAACCGCCAGAGTGGTGTTTAATGAATTAAGCGTTACCGAACCGGCGACAGTCGGGGAGGTTGCGCAGAATACTTACCTTTCACGCGAACGCTGCCAGTTAATACTGACCCAGCTTGTTATGGCGGGTCTGGCAGACTA